CAAAAGCTGACTCTCTTTTTGTATTTTAAAGGATTCGAACAAAGGGATGGTGGGTTCGTAACACAGTCAAAAAATAACCGTAACTTAACCGTAGAGTAATCGAGAAAATACCCCTCACTCGTTCGTCAAACAGAGCTTACTCGTGGCTCATGTAATCCGGATTGTATGAACCACGAGCAAGCCCCGAATCAACTTCGAAAAAAAGGTAGTTTCTTCCCCCATTCTCAATAAGACGACCATTACTTCTCCTCTAAATTACACAATTCTTATCTCCTTTTCTTTTCTGTCTTTGCCAACCCTTCATACTCCTTTATTCCCCGTTCACACACATCCTTTGTAACCATTCCAAACTTTTCAACCTTCACCATCAAGTCTTCAACATCTTCCCGGCTTACTTTAAATTCCGGATTATAACGAGCTTCAATGTAAGAACACACAAGTATTTTAAATAATCGTTCTTCTTCTTCATTCCCAATAGGAAAAACTCGAATCAGTTCGGGAGCATATCCGCGTGAAACCTTAAAAAGCTCTTCTAAATTATGCTCCTTATCGTTTTTCAGGGTAAATGTCAACAAAATTGCGCTGAACAAATTTTCACAAGCTTGATGCAAATTAAAAGAAGACATGACATATTCTTCCTTATCATACATAAAAACAGCTTGCTCTATAAAAAGTCTGGCTTTAGCGAATTTTTCTCTAAAATATTCTTCCCCTTGTTTCTTTATTTCCCCAAAATTCAATGGTTTCCGTCTCGCCAGTTTATTATTCCCACTATTATAAAGCATTATCCCATCACGCTTTAATTCAGTATAAAAATAACGACTGTATTTCAAATCTTCATTTACTTTCTTTATGCTATCATGAATAAACTGCACGGGAACCCGATAACGATGATCCCCCCGTTTGTCGTAAATATTGCGAACGCTTACCAACTTATTTTCAATTTTTTCATAGCCCCATGCACTATTAATGACCAATATATCATAATCACTTTTAAAAGAAGTAGGTATACCAAATTCTTCGCGCTCATCATAACTCACGTAAGTACCGCGAGCATAACTCCCATAAAGGATGATCATTTCGCACACCGGAATCTTATCCAGAATTAACTCAACGAGGTATTTCAGATCTTCCCGATTTTTCTTAGGCAGGAAAGCGATTGACTTCTTCATAAATAGCTATTTATTATGAAAGCAAATGTAACGTTTTTCAAGCAGAAAGGGATGCAAAATCATGCCAATTTACATGGTTTAGGTTTACCACAATTGTTCCCTAAAAATGTACAACAAAAAAAATACCCCTCGAAATCATACGATTAAGAGGGGTACTTGTACCCAGAACAGGGAGCAAAATATTTTCACATACAACTATGTTCCAATATTTTACAGCAAACGTTGGAACAAATGTTGGAACAATCCATGTTTTAATCCCCGACCACGTATATAATAATAACAAGCTAAATAATGTTCATTATCAACGTCGATTAGATTATAACTTGAAAAAGGTATACCAACAAAAAAATGATCACATGAGTCATTCTCAACGTTAGAAAAGAATTGACCTCTAATCTATTGATCTTTTTCCGGATTTCGAAATCAAGGTACGTTAAGACTTTTATTCATTTTTCATTAAATACACCAGCACGGTTAATACCACCATGATAACAGCAACAAACCCTACTATCCACACCCAACTCACCATTACACCGGATCGCTCTTCTCTCGATTCTCGATTCATGACCTTTTCCCCAGTCTTCTGACGAGAACTTGTAATCTTCGTTGTATCCCGCTTGTTCTCTTCCGTCTTTTTACTTATCCCCACTTCCGTCTCGATCCGGACGTTACCAGATGAATCTCTCGTCTCTACTTTACGATATTTGATGTTAAGAAATTCAAGTAAACGAGTAGTCCGGTAAAGTTCAGCGCAGAGTTGTTCGGTAGAGGTGATATTCTCTACCGAATCAACTTTGGTAAATTCTTTTTTGCTACCACAGGAAAACAGGGAATAAACCATACAGCACATAACAAGGAATCTTTTCATCTTATTTCTATCATTATCTTATCCCCGGCTAACATCGCCTTCTCGATCAATTCAGTTAATCGTAATTCATAACCCGTTGAATTTATCACACGTCCCGGTTGTTTATTCTCCCCAACAAGGATGCAACCGCTCGTGTCCTTATCCGTGTTGCCCCGGTGAATCCGGATACCCGAGAAATGAGGAACATCTAACAATAACGGTAGCTTCCGCTTGAACCTTGCTGACACGTTCACGATCACCTCGTAAATCCCTTCCGGTATCGCCGTTTCATTCATTACCTTTTCTTCCTTGTCAAAATCACGACAACGATCCTCCAAGGTGTCGCAGAAATATTTCCCATCCACGAATAACCGCCCGATCGTGTAAAGCGGTTTTTTCGCTATTCTATTTAGTTCCAGCATCATTAATAACCTCCTTTTCTTTCAATATTTCAGCCAAGACTTTAGCGAAATCATCTTTATTTTCAATAATTACTTTCATCGTGTTAGCGGCATCTCGTAACTCCTTTTTCTTCCAGCTCTTTTCTGTCACCGAGCGGAACTCACAGAAGCTGCAATAACAAGCCCAGAGTAAAGTAAACGCCGGAACTGGAATGTAAACTGATGTAATAACATCTACTACAGTAAGACATAGCATCGGCGAAAAATACTTTTGCGCTTTCGTTGCCGTCATTTTAAAACCGGTAGAAGTCCGATCTATTTTCAATTGCCTGGCCTTTTTAACTCCGAAAACAAAGTCGATACCCATCGCGATCAACACCCCTGCATACGCGACTCCGACACCAACAGAAAGTTTGAACAAATGCTCGTTTACAAACTCGTTAAACAACTCTTCCATTTCACACCTCCTTTAAATTATTATTCCAAAACATTCCAATATTTCATTATTAACATTACATTTGTACGACAATCGTGTCCATCGCGATTGATTAAACTAAAGGCGGGGCCGTGACGGTTACCCGCCGTTTTCATGATTACTTATTGAACTAACACGGTCCCATCACGTCGCATAATTTGCACATTCCCGCGCATTTTTATATCCAATTGACCGGCGCTATTTTTCTTCATGTAAAAATAATCCATCGGCCCCCAGTATGAATAAATCCCGTCACATCCAACTATGGTACATTGTTGACTGAAAATTCCTTTAGCAGATAATTTTGCTTGCACGTTACCAGTAACGGTATCACCTTCTCTAGGTGAAATAAAGCGCAAGCTCATCTTTACCTTTATGCTTACCCAAACATAATATGTCCCCGCGGATGGGATGGAGATATTATAGCTCCCGTTCGAGGCTAGTGTTGCTTCACCAATTTTGGTTAAATCATTGTTAAACACTGATACCTCTTCAAGACTAGAATCATAGTCTGATCGATTCGGGTCATGTTGTACATCACTAAGAATCTTTTCCACGTTCATGACAAGATCGCACCCCGTGATTATTGTAAATGATGATGACTTAAATCCTAAAGTTACATTGTCATCATCTCGATCAATATTCATGTCATCATCTACAAAAGCCGAGACGCTAAATGCTTTTTTCGCGAACAAGTAATTAGAAATAAACACGTCTTCCCTATCGTTAGCCAGATCCCCAAAGTTTGAAAGGGGTTCCTTCGATATTCTCAATCTTGTCACACCGTTGTCATCCTTCCCGGATATTCCACCATTCGCGATTTCCAATTCTCCTATTTCCCCGGTCTTTGATTCAACATGCCCTCTAAACATCGCATCCCCAGTTTCCGAGTCCACTGAAAAAGTTACCCTACCGTCTTTTAACCCGAACACCCCCGTCTTCTTCACCCCGTCAATCTCGATCACGTCACGACCAAAAGCGACCCCGGTAAGCTTTCCACCCGATCCTTTCGTCCCGGAAAACATTTTAGGACTCACGACAGACTCCCCGTCAATTTCTGTTTTGTTATTATTCCAATCCGACAACCATGGAAAAAGATTAGCTTCACCTGTACTCCCGATTCTAATTGGATTTCCCCAAGTTCCAGAACTAACACTTGACGCGACTTTCTGTGACATCCAGATCACGGAAGCGGTACTATTCGTGTGCCATCCCCCCGTGGTCCCGTCACCAGCAGGTCTAGACGGTTCCGTCTCGCCATCGTGATACGTGATGTAAACGTTCATTCCATCCTTACCATTCACGCCATCTTTACCGTTCGTCCCGTCCGTCCCGTCGTTTCCATCCGCCACCATTAACACCCACGACGTGCCGTTGTATATATAGACCCGCCCGTTGTTGAAATCTCGATACACCCAGTTCTTGACAGGGTTAGAGGGTGGTATTGAAGAATCTCCCTTCCAAACTATATCCAGTCCATCAGCACCGTCCTTGCCATTAATACCATCAACCCCGTCTATCGTCATCTGGTACCACGCCCCATCTTGATACACGTAACTCTTCTTGTCCTTCGTGTTTTTATATGCCCACCCGTTCCGGGGATTCGCCGGGTGAGAGGAAAAAGAACCTTTCCAGACGATCGACACGCCATCACTACCGTTCACCCCGTCAGCACCGTTAAGACCATCTTTACCCGGTTCTCCTTGAATCCCGGGATCTCCCTTCAAATTTTCCCTCACCGTGTCATCGAGGTTATCCCAAGTCAGCTTGATCCCGCTACCGAAATGGAACCCGCCCGTGTCCCAGTAAATAGCCTTGTTAAAAATTGACCCGTTCCCGTTAGTATCCCAGGAGATATTCCCTTTTGCCATGAGACCGGAACCGTCTGGACGAAGCATGTACATGATCTCGCCGACCTCGTTCACGCTCTTGATCATCCCGTTCTCGCAATAGAACCCTCTACATCCTTCCGCTCCCGGAATACCCCCGCCGATTCGAACTTTCGTGCAGCCGTTGAAATTCTTCTCGTGAATTCCGAACAGGACATCTATCGCCGGATCACCTCCCTCGTCAGCGTGAAGGTAGATCGCCGATTGACGGGCCTTGTCCGTCGTGTTACCGAACTGTACAATCTCGTCACCGGTAGCCGGGATGTCCCACCCCTCGAACTCCGATTTTGGGATCACTATCTCGTTGTTTGATATGCTAGAAACGATCACCCAGTAACTTTTCTGCCCGGAAGAGAACGTTTGACACCGGATTATATCGTTCGCCACGAAGCTCATCTCGTCCTCGATCGTGATGTAGTAATTCGTGTCATCTTCCCGTACCTCTTTTATCTTGCCGTTCGCCTGCGTGATCCCCAGCGCCCCTTTCACTGCTCGAATCTTCTGTATCAACAACTCGAACACCGTCATCCGGCCCCGGACAACGAGATCGTCTATTTCCAGAACCCATCGTCCCAGTTTCAAGGCGATTTGCCAGCCGGAACCCAACGCCCCGGTGATGAAATTTTTACTCTGGACGAACCCGTTAATAATCGTGCTTACTAACTTTGCCATGAATTCAACTTATTTTTTCGATTATTATTGCGTTTAACACTAGCAACGAGTTACTCGTGTCGGTCGTACTCATCGTGAATGTCACGTTTCCAGTGACGTCCATGATCAATTCTTCCAAACTATTGAAATTATCTAGATAGGATGTTTTCATCGCGAAGTTGTTCGTTACCCCGGCATGTTCAAGAGAGTAACTCGCGCGGGAAGGATTCAACTTGATAATCGTGTTCACGCACAACCCGAACTTGTAAGTCCCGGCAGGTAACTTGAACGTCATCCCGGCTGAAACTGTCGAGTTTCCCTTGTAAACATTGTGCTTTAACACTTCATCCGGGACGATACCGCTATTATCACCGGTAACGTTGCCGTTATGTATCTTTGTCCCGTCATTGCAACCGTTAACTCCAGTGAACGAGCCGAACTCCACGCCACCGGTATCATAAATCTTGAATTCTATATCCCCAGGAGTCGAGCCAAAACGACAGATTGTCGCTTTTAACGTTGAATCGTACCTCGTGTTATTAAGCGACACGCCAGAGCTGTAATCCCAACCGAACGACACGATCGCCTTGTTGCCGGGCTCGGGGGGTGCCACTTCCTGCCTGAAATTACAAGTTATAACTTGATCAGACTGCACGTTTGTTAGCGTGGCAGAACCGGAAGTCTTGTCCACTCCCGTCCCGCTTGCACCGCTCCAGCTACCGATAACGTAACCGGCGTTTGCCTCCGCGGCAACGGTAGCTTGTCCCCCCGCGGCAACTTCTTGAGATGCCGGGGTTACCGACCCGTAACCGGGATTGTTGACCTTCCCCTCTACCGTGTACACCACGTCCGGGCGTTCTTCAAGGCTTATCATGGATGACTTGATTCCTGATTCCCCGTTCGCGTTCTTGACCTGCACGAAGATTGTTTTCAAGGCGTACCCGGGAGATAACTCGAAAAGGAGCGTCCGGGACGGGTTGGCGATCCATGACACGCCAGCCAGACCTTCCGTTTCCCCGATCTTGTAATGGGTCATTGTCCCGGAAACGTCAAGAGACACGGAAACGGAACGATCGTGAGTCACGCCCGCGCCGGAATTGATCGAGATCGAGTTTAACACCGGGGGCCGCTCGTTAACATTCAAACGAGCGATAAACGGGGCCTTCAAATCATCACGAAGCTGCTTGACGAAATAGAGGGCATCATTCTTGTCTTCATCTCGCTGGCTTCCCTCGAACTTGCTCGTGTACTTCTCCGATAACTCCAGGACTGTGTCGTTGAAGTTCACGTTAAGAAGTACCCCCGAACCACGAGTGGCGTGACTGTAACCGAGGACGTTACTAGAAAGGGTCAACCCGTTTAACGCTGTCAAGCCCGATAATAGCAGGGACACGTCCTTGAAATAAAAATTTTTAGCGAAAGGAATAATTATCTTGAACGTGATCGTGTTTCCATACACGATTTTCCGGGTAACCGCGGACAGGCGTGCCTGGACGTACTCGTATATCTCGTCCCAGCTTGCCACCCAGATACTGTCATCCCCCGCCTTGCCGTAAAGGTTATAAATAGTCTCCAGCATTTGCATCATCTCGACGCTCACCCTGTGAGAGGTTAGCGCTACCCAGTAAGGATTGTCCGATGCTCGTAACGTGGCAAGCTCGTCCAGTTTAACTTGTGTGTCGGACGAGCCGATTCCCCCACGCGTGAATTTTTTCTTCAATGAACCTGTCTCCTTCAAGTAAATCTTCTCGCCAGTCAACGAGCTCCTGTAGAACTCGACGAGCGGGGAACGATCGGCGGCTGTCACGTAAGCGGAATTCCCGTCCGGTAACCCCATGACTTTCATCCGGCGACCAAGCTTCTGTAACACCTTGTCAAAATCCTCCCGGAATCCCTTCATGACCTCGTCGGGATTCGTCTTGTCATATACTCGCTCGTCCACGTTATGATAGATCACGGATGCCCCGAAGTCAACACAATCTTCAAGTTCACTCCACGTTATGTAAGGGCTGCTCTTGGATGTCGTGCTATCCTTGATGAAACCGTTTGGCGAATACTCGTTCCCCCAGTTCGGCCACAGGGCCACGCTGAACCCGAAACGGCGATCGTTACCGCAACCATCCGTGTACACGAGGGGAAAGGCCGGGACGCTACCCGTCGTGGGTGAAACGCCCTTGTGAAAAAACTCGATGTCATCGATCCATTTTTTATTTACTCGTCGCCAGATTCTAGCCCAGGCCCCGACAACGGAATCATCTGCCGTGTAAGTGAAAGCGAGATGCTTGTCGTACTTTAGCGGGGCGAAACTCAAGTTCACGGTGTCAGCATCAACCCCGGAAGGTAGTTCAAGGCTTAACTCTAAAATCTCCCCTTCAAGTTTCACGTATTCCAGTGTCAACAACAAGATCGAGCCGGGGGGAATTGCCGCTTTACAAGTCACCGTTAACGCCGTTTCGAGGTTACTCGTTACTTCCACCCGTTTCACCTCTATCGAACCGGGGTAAAACTTCCCGTCAGCGTCTCTAACCGTGATATTCCTCGTGGAGAGATACATGTTGTTCCCAAGCGGGGTATCACTGACCAGGTAAGTCTTTTCCGTGCCGGCTACCACCGGGGCATCCTGCAATTCAAGAGAACATGAGTAAATGTCATGTTCTTGCCCGTTCACGTTATAACTCCCGACTCTCGTTTCCACGTCAGAGACCAGGACCCCGGTCATGCCGGACATGGAAGTTTCAAGTTCATCCACCCGAGCCTGTATCTTTGACAAGCCTCGTTTATCAATGTCAGTGTAATCGTTCGTGCTAAGTCCCTTGCCCGGCATCACGTCAACTTTCTTGTTCAACTCGTCAACGACTTGATTGAATTCCGTTGCCGTCAGCTTGTCGCCTGTTTTCTTGCTTATATTTAACGTCATATATTGTATTTTTAAGATAACATGATAGGGAAAGTGCAAGGGAATCCCGTGGAAACCGGGGGATTTACGCCACCGGAAGGCACCGTGATAAATTGCCATTCTTTTGTCAAGGTATTGAATACCGGCATGAGCAGGTTATCGTGACTCTCCACCTTTGAAAATGTCGGGTACATTGGTGACCACGCTTCCAGTCCCTTGATCAACATGCTGCCCTCGGTTGCCGTGTTCGCCTCGTCCGAAACGTTATCCATGTCACCAAGGTAGCCGCTTCCCGTCTCCTGCAAACGGGTGGAAGCAATGTTATCGTTATCCGGGTTGTCTTCCTCCGTGAACGCCCTTGCCGTCACGCTATTGTGTAACACGTCAGAATCTGTCTTGACGGGTTGATCAAGGTAATCTTCAAAAGAATGACCTTTCCACAAGTCGGAATCCCCCGCTTTAATCTTCTCGCCAAGATAGAGAATGTATCCCTCGATAATCTTTAATTCTTCTTTCGTCCAAACGTTCCCGGCATTCAACACAAATTCTAAAACCTTTTGTAACGTCGCTTTACCAGACTTCGCTACGTTTGTCCGGTCAACCTCGATAACACTATCCGCCTGCAATTCTACCGGAGAAAGGTCCCGTATTCTCATCGGGACACCCGATCCATTTTGATAAACACGAGTCTCGTTCTCCCCGCTACTACGATACTCACTCGCACTTCCATCGGTCACACGAGCAGATTCAGTTGTCTCCCCGGATAATTCAACGTATGGCATGAATTGTTCGAGGGTAATATCCATCTCGTCAGCGAGTAAATCCAATGCAGCCTGTTTAATGTAAAACAACGTGTCGCTATACTTGTCGGAAAATAACATAAATGTCTGTAACTCCCGCCCTTGAATAATCCCGGTTAGTTGCCTCCGGGGAAAACTGATCCGGCTACACACGCATTTTAAAATCGTGTACAAAAAAGAATCCTCTTTTCCTCCCACCACCCATGCGGATGTAAAGCCCCCGTTTTTAACATGCAACACGTTATTAAATAGCAAGTCCGCATTTTCAGAGAACGGGGTATCACCAAAAGTAATTTTTACGTCCCCGTAATTTACAGAAGCCACGTCCACGAGGCTCACATCCACATCAAAACCACTAGACACGATATGAGTAACTACCACGTTGGTAATATGATTTTTAACGTTAGCAAGATTCGTCGTGTCTTGAAACTTTACTTCCAATTTACCCGAAAACGGGAAACCGTCAGCAGTGATTTCAAGTTTTTCAAAATCCGACTCGGAGAACGGGTATCTCTGGAACATCTGTAACTTTTTCGTGGTACTCGACCGACCAAATGAATACTCCACATCCCGCCAACCTTCTTCAAGGGACAAGTATTTCGTCGTTATACCATCCGTTAACTTTATCGTTATATTGAATGATCCGGTGTCCGGGATTTGTCCCATCCAGTAAATCGGATTTGTCGAGGAACAATAATTCACGGCAATACTAAGCGCTTGCGTTGTTTTCTCAACATCCACTCGTTGCAACACGCTACCTTGCTCGGACAAGTTAATGAAATGCACATCATTCACACTATAACTATATACAGCCTTTCCCTCGGAACTCCACCCTTCTAGTTGTTGTCGGAAATTATAATTAACCAGAAAAGAGGGACGTTTGTTATAATCATAGATAAACGTTGCCGCCTTGCTAGCCGGGATGATCTCGTTTGTCAAGTTCCCGATTGGATAACAATCATCCACGGTAGAACCAAGAACACTTGTCCCTCGTTTTGCATTACCCGTTTTCGTTCCCAGGTTGTTATAAATATACCCGCCTTTATCCACGTCCACCATAGAACAGATTAACCACCTATTCTCACTTTGCGTGATAAAACAATCAAGAGACATCATGCATTCTTCAAGTACCTCGTAACACGTCATAGCGTTAAATGTACACGTGTTTAATGTTGCTTGATGAAGCACGGATTCCGTGCTAGTCATTGATTTTTCAACCAAAGAAAAAGATATTTCAAATCCTAAGGCTAATGACGTTTGATCACTACAATATTTTATAATATCAAATATAGAATGGGTTCCCGTTTGAGCGTACTGAATATTTTTCAATATTCCCAGCCCGTCAGAGGCTGAAACTGAAACATCATAAGGAACGGCAATAAAAGGTTCCGAATACTTTTCCGGGAGTAAATATCCCGTCCAAATTAACATTCCATCTTTATACAACTCTACAAGAAACAACTTGTTATCTACCGTGTACAGGGACGTCAATTCTCCATCCACGTCTGCTTGTATAACCATCTCCAGTGACGTGCCGGATATTCCCGAATCAGAATCATCCCTACGCAACAAAGGAGCTGCCCCGAGGGACTTGTTTTCAGCCACTCCGGTATAATCCCGCTCTTTGATCAGAATTTTGTAATCATGATTATACTTCTCAGATTCCCATCTTAATATATAGCGTATCCCGTACATACTCATGTCGTTAATCTTTTACGCTTATTTTCTGAATCAATCACGGCAACAAGAGTACTTCCTCGTGCTTCAAGTTTTCCCGTTACATTTAAATTAACCTCTTTTGTATATCTCTCTTCGGAACGATCAGTACGGACATCTAACGTGTTGGAATAACTTCCTGAAGAGGAACTTCCCCCACCACTTGCAACCTGGCTGAGAGAAGCTTTTACAGCAGTTCCCAGCGCAACCAAGGCAATACCCGCTGCAATTGCAGCATAAGGATTTCCAAAATTCAAACTAGCTCGTATCGCAATCATTGCCACCCCTAACTGTATTGCAATCTTACCCACTTGTATCGCTAAATCGGCGAACACTTCCGCTACCATCGTGGCAAACCCTTTTAAACTCCCAGTCCCTGCAATTATTTGACCAAGACTTTCACCAAATCCCACTGCAATACTTTGAAACGCCTCGTTTATTGAAGCAGAAATATCAATGATCTCTTTATCAAACGCGGAATAATCCGTTACAATTTTTTGAAGAGGTCCCGTGTCTATCGGGGCTACTTTCACTTCATAAGTCAATGGTATGTATCTCTTTTTCCCGTCTTTTTTAGCTTGCTGTTGTTCTTTTTCCAAGTTTTTAGCAATGGCAAAATCGAGCGTTTTCGCTTGCGTGATTAACTCCTTATTCTTGGCAACCATTTCTTTCTTTTGGGAAAGAATTTGAGTTTGCGTGTCAACCATCGCTTTATACAGGTTATTCTCTTCCTCGTAATCCTTGTTCATATTTTCAGCTAACCCGTTTTGAGCGACCATTATATCATATTCTTCTTTTGCCAAGGCATTCCTCTTTCTACCCAACACTTCAAGAACTCCCATTGCTTGTTGATTGAAGAAATAACGTTGCATCGCGGAATACTTTTCCTTGTCCTCCGTTTTTAATCTCAAATCGGCCAGCTTACGTTGCAAATCGGCCTCTTCTTTTATAAATGCAATTCGTTGTTTCTCTAACTTCTGCCGACGAATTTCAAGGGTTTGGGCATCGTTATAGGTTCCCTTCAATTTACTACCGTAAGCACTTAAAGTATTTATCGCGCTTTGTTGTTGTTGCTTGTTTAACCCCGTTACCGTCTGGTTAAAAGAAGTCAACAATTCCTTTGAATTTTCTTTTACCGCGCTCCAATCAAACTTCAAGACAGACCACACGACCTTCGCTAGATTATTAACCATTCCAGCCAATCCCATCAAACGGTTCACGAATTGATTTTTAATGAACTCCCACAAATCCTTAATCGCTTGTTTCGGGTGCGTGAAAGCATCAAAAATCTTACCACCCAAAGCAGCAACCGTGTCCATGATCACCTGAAACACCGTTTTTAGAGGTTCGAGGAATTGACGTAACTTGTCTGCCCCGGCTTGAGTCTTCGTGAAATAAGCGACAAGGGACCCCAAAGCTACCACGATCGCCCCGATCCCCGTCGAGATTAGCGCTACCTTTAAAAATTTTAAAGCATTAGAAAGTAACCCGGCTCCTCCTGCCGATCCTTCCATTCCTTTCTGCATTAATAATAGTCCACCCTTGAACGTTTTCATTTCCTCCCCGATCCGTCCCATTGACATACCAAACAACGACGCGAATTCATCAAGCATCCCGGAAGCCTTACCTTCAAAATTTGAAATAGCTTCCCGTGCTTCTTTCGCCCCTTTCTTCACGTCCTTCGTGTCAGCAGAAAATATCGCTTTTAAATTTAATCCCTTTCCCATACCTTGTATAAGTTTTTCAAATTTTGCCTCACGTCAGTACTCTCCAAATCCGGGATCATACCCTCTTTTTCGTCTTCATCATCCCAAGGGAATCGCCACAAATCTCTCGGGTCTTTTATCCGACTCCTTGAATCCACCTGTATATTCAACAACTCGACTGTCTGCAGACGGATCAAGTTTGAATCAAGAATCAATTTTTCTTCTTTGGCCGCCATGAAGTAGCGAAGTTTCAAAAAGAAATCACCCACCCGCATTTCTTCAAACTCCGCTACCGTCATGCCCATCTGCCCGAGCGCTATCCCCTTGAAATAAGTCGTTGGAAGACGTTCTTTTTTTTTGACACGCCCACTCTTCCCGTAACATCATCACCACCCCCGCATTGTTCTTTATAGATTTTCAAGAACGACGTGATGTCCGAAGGCCTGACGATCTCGGATAACCCTTCTTTCGTTAACTCGAACTTGCGCCCTTCCATCCTTTCCCCTTCTTTTATCGCCGAGTACATGATTGTCAAAAGATCACGTGGGGTTACATTCCCGTCCTCGCCTAGTTTCGAGAGGTCATCAATACCTTTTTCCTCGCAAAAGGTCATCATGGCGTTCCAGTTCATTTCGACCCGGACTTTCTTTCCTCCTATTGATAAATAATAATTTTTCATGCTACTGGTTCTACCGGGGTTAATTTAGACACTCCTTGCAAGGTAAGCGAGATCGTGGCCTCGTTCTCGGAATCGGATTTTTCAGAAAAAGCCGAAATAATCGCTTTACCTTTATAAGCTTTTCCCCCCTTTACAGAATAAACGAAGTCAATCGGTTCTCCAAGTAAAGTCATTTCAACAGCTTCATCACGCCCGATCCGGGTCGCCTTTTCTCCTTCCTCTGTCAACTCAACCACGGCATCAATTCCAAAACTGTATTCATAACCTGATACCGTTTTATTTTTTGTCCCCTCGTCATCCTTGGTTTGTGACTCTTTCACGTTTGGGGTAATATCAAACGAGTTACTCGTGGTGGCGGCAAATACCCGTTCTCCAATTTTCAAGGTTATATTATAACCTAATATTTTCTTTCCCATGTTATACAAATTCAATTATTAAACACTCCATTTTTCTCATGTATATATCTCCATCGGTTTCTCCTGAAACCGCCAAGTTCGTCACGGATAGATCATCATTTCGAAGGGATAACAAATTCTTCATAACCCGGTCTGAAATATCCTTACATTCGTCAAAATTTCCTGCAACAACGTTAATAACCACGCCGTGATCGTACCGGTACACGCCATCTTTATTAGACACTGGATTTTCATTCACTTGGAATACGGCATAGGGTAAACATTCAACATTCGAAACCATGTTGTAAGCATTTACAATCCCGTTAAAAATCCCTGCAATAACTTCTTCCGTGCGCATTACCTTTGTTGTGCTAAAAATTTATTAACCCCATCAACTAAATATTCAACAAACCTGTCATAAACTTGCTGCTCCTGTCCTTCCACCGCTTTATCGAAAAATAACCGGGGGTGGATTCCCTCTCGTTGCCTTGTATTCCTAAACCTTACCGGATTCTGAAACTTGTGACTTGAATGTCTTCGATTCAACGTTCCGTAATTCAAAAAATACGCTTTAAACCAAGGAGAGATCGCCAAACGATTAGAATTACCGACTTCCCCGAAATAACCAAACTTCAAGCTCGGGTTCATACCCTTTAGGGGCTTTATTTTTATCTTCACCCCTTTAACCGGGCTACCACTTTTAATACTTTTCACCAACGGGGTAATAGCTTTACGTAATGCCGCCTTGGCAATCTTGTTTATTTCGTTCGGGTAATCGTTCAACAAGCGAAGAACGTCATCCACACCTTTCAATATAACCCGGTTATCTTTCATCATTCAACATTTTTATAGCATCCAATTCCATGAAAGGCCGGGTCTTATCATACACGACACTGGAAATATTATAATCATAACTTCCCCATCGAATAATACAATTCGTGTTTATGCCCGGCAGGGTGTAAGTCTCCACGTGAATCTTTTCAAGAGCTATCAGGTTACCATCCACGACCGATTCACTGGTAGGTAAAACCTGCACGTTAGCGAAAACAGAGGTCAACACCACGTATTGTTTGTGTAACTGCGCGATCTGCCCCTTGCTGTTAACCGCCTTCAAGAAAGTGATTCTATCCGTGAATGCCCCGATATTTATCTTCCCCATCTTTTGTACGCGTTAAGTAAATTAGATGATGCCTTCGGTAAATTTTCCACGCTATCAGCGGGATTCTCGAACAAGCGCCCGGTCACGAGCAATATGGCGGCTGTTATATCATCAGGGAACACGTCGAACCCGGTTAATATCTTAATCTCTATCTCGCTCCCGTTACACGTGTCCGGAAGGATCACCGTACTGTCTTCCCAATCTACACCACAGACCTCGTTCCCGTCGACCTTCACGCTAGCTTCTTTAATCGGCATTATTCCGGTTTTGATTTGCCGGGCAAAATCACCCGTTACCGAAAACTCGTATTCTCGTAACATGAGCCCGGTGTAATTCTCCGCTGCCGTTATCGCCGCTTCAAGCTTCCCGGAGATGTCCGCGTCAAAGTCATTCGAGGTGATCCTCAAATGTCTTTTAGCCTGTTCCAAGGTAACAGGAGATTGAATGATATTAAGACGTTTAACCTTCATACTCTTCGCAAAACTTGATAATCTTCTCTGCCGTTTTTTCTCCAATCCCGTCAATTTCAATCAATGTCTCTCGTGCTGCAAGAACTTGCTCGATAGCCGTGAAACCGTTATCCAGTAACACCGCTCTCGCTGGCATATCTTCAGGTAGCTCATTTTCATCTTTTCCCTCGGTATCTTGCACCACGATCGCGATTCCTTCATTCACGAACCGGGTTGCATCTTCATCGGGGAGACTTACCGTCTCCCCCCCGAAATACCCGTAGCCCTTGATCGATTTTTTGATTTTCACCAACATAATTTACTCTGTAATGATGTCCTTAATTGCCGCAAAACTCTTTTCATGCTTGTACCCGAGATCATGGAATGCATTTGCAACGATCTTAATATCCCCGCTCTTCGCAAGCGTGTACGGGTCAATAATGAAATCCAGACCTCCCCATTGCGCGAGAACAACATCCGCAAAATTTCCAAAGATCATGGCCGACAAATTAGTCCCCGTCCCTTTCTTAATATCGGCAGGAACAAGATTCGTAACCACGGTTTTATACCCATTCACCTCTCCACCTTCCATAAGGAAACGGGCTGTTCCTTGCGACTTTTCAGTAGTCTTCATCGCTCCACGGACTTTCGAATTGGTCAGGTATGCCAATGATCCAAGGTCCGCGTTTTCCACGGCCACGGCTGTTTCCAAGCCAACAACCTTTTTCCAATCCAACACGGCACCATTTTCCCCTCCTACAACAGAACCAATTCCATCCAAATTCAAAATACCTTTAGGTTCCCCGGATGCACCACTACCGTTAATCATCGCCTCGTTCAACGATTTAGCGTGCGCCGTGGTTAATTCATTAATGATGTAATTTTCAATATCTATTCCACTTTGGATAAATAATTGTTTCGAGTAAGCCCCCGTTAATGCAACACGTTTAGGTGACAATAAATACTTCGAGAAGGATGTTTTTTCATCTTCCACCTCCCCGTTTTCATCAAGCCATTGAGCGGTAAATTGTCCACCTTTCACGAGTGGTAAATTTCCCACTAACCCGGTTAAAAAGGTAACGCCCAACTCGTTCAATATAAGCTTTGCCCGCAAGGCATCAACATAAACAAGGCCCTCTTCTTGTACAAGGAAACCACCATCCGCCGGAACCGTCACGTTTTGTCCGGCCGCGGCACGTTTATTTGATAAAACAACGTGAGGGATTCCAACACCTTTCAATTGCACCCCGATATTCGTGGCCTCACGTTTAGCTTCCGCCGCCATTTCGCTCTCGAATCCAGACAATTTTCCATCAATGGCCTCACGCATGTACTTCGCGTAGGAAAAACGATTGATCTCCCGACGTTCATTATCCGAAATGTGATTTGCCGCTAACGCCTTATCCGCCGCGTCAACAACAATGGCATCATTCAACTCCCGGGTGTATTCATCAACCTTGGTCAACAAAGATTGAGCCTCTTCCTTTTTATCCTCTCCTAAGTTCCGGTAATTTTCAATCGTCTGGGAAAGGTCTTTTCTAATTTCGTGAATCTTTCTACTCATAATTATAAATTTAAAATGTTATTATTTTGACATCGCTAACGTGGCCTCCGCTAAACTGATAAGTCCATGAAAACTCCCAGCGTCCACTTCGGTATTACTATCATTTATACTTCGATCATATCCCATCAAATCAAGCACCTCGGACACTTTCATTCCCTTGATCTCGGAACGACTGTATTTTCCACCCAAGGAATCACTTATTTCGGATACAATGTCCCGGTCTTCTCCCAAATCCCTTCTTGTTGAATTCGGGTTCCCGGGTAACACCACCACGGCGACCTCTAGTAATTCTTGGCCATCATAATAATATGTCGGGTTTGATCCGTTTTCTGCCTCTTCACCCGTTCCCCAGTACCCTCGTTTGGTCGGGTTAAAGTAAACGCTCACGGCGTTTATCGTGCCTGCCAATATTTTGCGGAACACCTTATCGGCAACCGGGTTCAAATCTTCCGTTTCAAATGTAATCTCCACGATTAGCTCGTCTCCTTCCACCCGTGCAACTCCCCTACCGATCACCATGTCCGGATTGGATGAAAAAGCGTTATGCTGGTATGTCACAACCCCGTTTTTATCGTACCGGGTCAAATCCCATTTATCAACTGGCAACACCGTTCTGTAACTATCCCGTGAATTATCACTAGCGACAAACGGGATTGTCCGGCTTTCCTCCACGTCATCCGAAATTCCACGGACAAAACATTTACAATAATTGTCTATTTTCATGTTATTCTTCTTTATTAGTTTCTCCTACCACGTTCAAATTAGCCGGGTACATGAATTTCTCCAAACCATCCTCCCGGTTTAGTCCTTCCATGTTTCTCACCTCGTTACGATTTAACCAACCATCTTGTATTCCGTTATGGTAAAACGCCCCACGACTTGCCATGTCACCACGTAATAAACCGTTCAAGTCGAATTTTATATGATAGGAATTTGATTCCCCTTCAAAAAACAATTTATTTTCAAGCTGGTACTCGAATCGTTTCACTGACGGTCGTAACGAGTACTGAACAAACTGAATATCCTGGTGTTCTATATTACTAAAAGTTGAACGTGATAAATCTGCCAGCATGTGAGGCGGTAACGAAAAAATACGGGCAATATCCTGTATACTGAATGCTTTTGTCTGTAACATCTGTGCCGCCTCCGGGGAGATTCCAAGTTGTTTTAATTTAATCCCGTATTCAAGTAACGGGGTCTCAAAATTTTTAGCGGACTCCGTGTAATGCCTCATGAAATTGTTATACTCCTTATCCCCTAGACTCCCATCCGTTTCGAGAACCGATTTTATATTACCTCCCTTCTCGAAAAATTCAGTCCCGAATCTTGTCGCGGCCATTCCGTTACCAATCGACTCTGCATTATACACGATCGGGTTGATCCCTTTCACGCCATCAATCGAGAATAACATGAAATGACAAATTTCGGTATCATTATAAACACCTTGTAAACCGTCATTCCCGGAAATCTTGTAATACTTTACACCACGGTATAAACTGGGGACAACCCGGGACGGGTGAACCGGAAACAAGGATGACACGTCTCCATAGGAATCCCGGTTGATTATCACGTAAGCATTTCCCCAGCCATCAAGACAATTATTCAAAAAAGCCCAAAACGTGAAAACATCCTGGTACCCGTTAGGTCTTTTATGCAGGATACCATGAACCGGGTGATTTACTGCGATCTCCTTGCCGGATGATGTCTCTTTTAAAACAGATTTAGGCAAAGATGCAATATTCTCGCTACGAATTCTCATGGCAGCGAACACGGCTGTAAAACGCAAGGCCGTGTCATTATCCACGTTTACACCACTCAAGTTAGGAATAAAAGAAGGTTTCCAGTCACTGACTGGCTTAACTTCTACACTCCTTTTTTGAAGTCCGATTTTTGATAGTAATTGTAAAAACTGCATTCTTGTGTAACATTTCAACAAAGGAACAACAGTTTTTACAGCCAATCAATGCGACATTGTCGCGTTTCTTCACTTCACACGTCTTTTCTCCGCCTAAAACTATCAAAAGACGTGTAACGGCGACGTTTAAACGCTCTCGTGTACTCGGTTTCGAGAGCCTCGTAAATCTCTTTTTGCGTTTTCCCCTCCCGCCCTTTTCGCATTTCCTTGTGTAATTCCTCGTTGAATAACTCGATAAATCCTCGTTTCGTGGTCATTTTCAAGACACGAGTGGAAACTTCTGTCGTATTTTCTGTTTCATTTTCCATAAATTACAATTTTATCGTTCGAAGACCGTGGCTCTTGTACATTTGACTGGATTTATCAGCAAGTGTTCGGGACATGTAGCCAGCGACAGCGTTAACCAAAGCGGCACACCCGTCAACTTTCTCCGAGGAACGTTTCTTGTCGATTCGTATATTCAAGTTTGGATCAGTGTAAATAAACACGTTCCGGAACATCCAGCGCAACACGGGATTGTTCATTAAATCCATTGACCGGGAAAGCAACATTCGTTGTAATTCTTTCGTGGGCTGGGATAAAGTTGTAATCCGTTGCGGTAACTCGTCCATCACGTCATAATATCCCCGGTCACCTAAATGTTGTATCACGCCATTAGCCGCCAAGAATGGATCATAGGAAAGATTTTTCACGTCATACCTACGAAGGATCAACTCGATGTCTTCTTTCAAGAATTCCGTGTCGATTATATTTCCTAAAGTGGTCGTGATATAACCTTGATCCACCCAAACCCTGTAATTCACCTTGTCTTCTTTCTCGATCATTTTCGCCTCGGGAATCCAGAAGAACATCTTTACTGGGTTATGTTCCAAACCGGGAAAAAATAACGCCAAGGCGTTTATATCTCCTGTCGATGCTAAATCAAGCCCACCGTAACATTCCTCTCCCAACAGGGAATCATCAAGCGTCCCGTGGTTATTATCCATTATAATCTCGTCACTGATCCATACCGTTGGGGCATCAACCCACAAATTCAAATTTTTCGTTTTAAACTCGACCTCCTTTGACGGGTCGTTCATGGCCGCTTTCAAGCGACGTTCCATGTAATCCATGTTGACAGACACGCCAAGATTCGGGCAAGCCTTGGTCCACGTTTCAGAATTTTTCCAGTCGTCTTTTTCATCAAGGGAAAAGATCAATATAAACGTGTCATCCTGTTCCTTTATCCCGTCAAGAATTTCGATGTATACCCGTCTTTTATCGTAACACGGCAAACTCAAATTCAACCCCGCCGTGGTTGTCATGAATATTAACGGTTGCGTCCTCGCTCCCATACCCGATTCGATAACGTCATAAATATCAAAAGTTGTCCAAGCGTGAACCTCGTCACATATTCCACAACTCGGGTTAAACCCGTCCTTGTTATTCGTGTCCCTCGAAAATGCCTTGAAAACAGACATCGTGTTCTCCACCACGATAGATTTTTTACTCACCAAAGTCCGCTTTCTCAAAACCGGAGATTGCTGTATCATGGCCCCTGCCGCACTCCAACAGATTGATGCCTGGTCTTTATCCACGGCTGCACTGTACACCTCCGCCCCGAATTCCCCGTCAACAAGTAGCATGATAAGCCCGATCGCCGCTGCGAGCTGGGTTTTACCGTTTTTACGAGACACTTCCAAGTAACCAACGTTAAAACGTCTCACGCCACCCGCTTTTTTCCACCCGAATATCGAGGCCACCACGAAACACTGCCATCCCTCCAGCACAAATTCAGCCCCGGCCCATTTCCCCTTGTAATGTCGTAACAAGGAAAAAAACTCTAGCGCCTTCATTGCCGCCCTCTCATCCCAGAATATTCCCTTCTCCATAGCGTACTTCAAGTCGTTCACGTGACGCTCGACAGTCTTGATTTCAAGGCGTCCCGCCTCCCTTTCGCCCGTCAATACACTGTTAATGTACTCGTTCATTTTCTTTATATATTCCTTACCTCTCGCCATCTCCAAAGTTTTTCATGAATTTATCAAACTCATCTCCCTCCTCTTTCTTGCCCTCGATTTTCACCCTAGAGGCCGAAGCCGGGGTAATACCCAATTCACTAGCTAACCGCGTGGCATTAGCCAGGTACTCGCTGGCCATCCGATCTAGCGGGTTACGAGTCACTTTCATTAGAATTCCATCTTCATTGTGCAATTCAATCACTCGCCCTTTCTTTTTTAACTCCTTTTCTGCCTCAATATATTTCCCCATCTCGCTAGCGTACAGGAGAACCGTGTTAATATTCACGACATCAAGGACCCCCTTGTCTGCTAGTTGTTGGGCTGTGACCTTGAAAACTTTTTTCGCCTCCACGCACAAGTAAGATGGAGGGCCCGGGATTTCTGTTATCTTATCGAATGTTATTTCTTCACGCATCCTGCACGGTTGATCCGTCCCTTTCAATTTTTTCAAAGCGTTAGATATTGGTTTTCGCCCTTTTCCCATGTTTACCTCCTATTTAAAAATCCTTGATTTTGCACGCGTGTTAATTTAACTGGGGGTGTGGTCTTACAGATTTTTGCCATAGAGATTTATACCCCCCTTCCCCTCCAATTTCATCGTATTTTTCGCATCACACTGTATTTCAACCACTTAATCATTTTATCTATTTTACACCCTTCAAATGCCCCAAAAATGCCATTTTGCAATATCGAGATAGCAAAATTAATGTTCACTAAACTATTTCTTTATTGCACATTGACCTGTTTCGCATCTGTTTTTATCCCGTTTTTAATCGTTTAAGACATTCTTAGAACAGTTCGTCAAGTGTGTGAACTGCCCTGTTATTTATCCTCGTTTCTTCCTCTATGGCTCTTAAATAAATTTTCGTGGTTTCGATGCTAACATGACCTAACATTTGTTGCACGTCATAGATCGTGGCCCCGGCTTTCAAGGAAAGAATTGCCGCCGTGTGACGGAGAGAATGACAAGTAAGGAACTTGCTATCCAAACCTATTTCCCGCAATCGTCTCTTCACGATCCGGGACACCATCACCGGGTTTAGCTTGGCCTCCTTGTACCCCCGGGCATGAGAAACAAACAAGTAATCAGACTCGGTTATATCACCACGACAAACAATGTAGTCATGAATGGCTTCCAGCATCTTACTCGTGATCCCGACCTCCACGTCTTTCTCCAGGTGTCCCTTTCGCTGCAAACGTATCGTGATCTGTTTCCCGTTCCTCACGTCCCCAACCGTCATTCTACATATTTCCACCCGCCGGAATCCCGCCCGGACCATGAGCGAGATCATGGCAAAGTCTCGTTTCCCGATTATGGAACCTTGATCTATTGAATCGAGCAACTTCTTTACTTGCTCAATCTTCAAGTATCCTTTTCTAAAATCGTTACGTTTCTTGGGAGATCGAACTCCTGAAGCCACGTTGGTTGTCAATCCCCGATCCTCTAGCCACTGGAACAATTTACGTACCACGGTCATGTACAAATCAACGGTGTATAAAGATTTCCCGGACTTTAACAAGTGATCTTTATACTGGATAATATTGAACTTCTTGATCTTCCAGAAATCAAGTTTCGACACGATAACCCATATTAAAAATTGATTGATCGCACACTTGTAAGTTCCACGACTCAACAGGTTCACGTCCTGTTCCCCCAAAAATTCACTCACTAATTCACTGATCGCTTTCATTTATCAAGTACGCTTCATCGTTAATGGTTCGGGTATGGCTTATTTTCCCTTCTCTCTCAAGTTCTTTTAACACCTCTACCGCTTCAACTCGCAACGGGAATAATATATCTCTCACGAATAACACGTGATTCGGGTGTTGTTTATTTAAAGCTCGTTCACGTTGGATTTTCTCTATTATTTTCAATAATACCTCTTTCATGCAATAATCTTTTATCTTTGTTACCTTTTTCGATGTTATGTTTCCGACAAAGCGGTTGCCAATTCGTCTTATCCCAAAAATCACACAGGGGAAACGGGATAATGTGATCCACAACTTCCGTTGGTGTTATTATCCCCTCTTGTTGACATTTCACGCACAACGGGAACCTCCGTCGAAACTCTCGGCTTTCCCTCGTCCAGCGGGCCGTGTGATACAAGTCATGGCTACGAGGACGAAGTTGCATTTTGTCATTCTCCCGGACCTTGGGTTTCCAAGGCCGTGGAAGAGATTTCGGTCTTTCCGGCATGTTCTATCTTTTTAAATTCAACACTGACTATCTTTTCCAAAACTCTCAATCCCCCACACGTGGTACAAACCACCTGATCGTACTCTCGTTCTTGATCATTCCATTTTTTCGTGCAACCTTCACCCTCGCAACGGGGACAGGTTACAATCTTCGTGTATGTTTCCCGATTTTTCATACAATCTCCCCAAATTACTTAATTAATGATAGACGGGATTCCGTGTCTGATCAATGAATAATTTAGCTTCATCTATTGTTTCAAAGCCGCGCCAAAACGCCACTTGAGTCCAAAAAGGAAAGTACCATCGCCAACATTCTACCGCGTAATTCTTTGTCACTTTATTCGGAACTATTCTATATTTCTTTTTCACATCGTTTCCTCCTTTACCTGCTTTATTTTTTGTTTTAACCGTTCTTCTGCCGCTTTCACGTTAGCCATCTTGATCGCGAGTTTCTCTCTCGTTTTCAACAAGTCATCATCGGTATTTTCATCGAAAAACAGGTTATTCGCCTTGTTATAGGCAATATATTCATCAATTTTCCGTTGTACTTTCGTGACTTGAGCTTTTGCTGAAGCCAGAGTTTTCAAGCCTGAAATAAACTTTGGATTATTCCCCAAACGCTTGTCATAAAAACTAAAATAACAATTCACATGATCTTTCGGGTACTTGCAAACAAGCTTGGCCCGTCTCCAATTTACTACCCACTCCCAACGTTCATAAACCTCACGGGGTAAATCATATGTGAAAATTTGTTCCCTGTTACGGTTCTTATCCACACGTTCGATACTGATAGAAACCCACTTTTGAACTCCCAGTTCCCTTTCAGCTTTGGCCAAATCTTTTGCCATTTGAATAAAATCATCTGCACTCTCTTGTCCCATATCATCCATTCATTTCTGCATCATATTCGTATCTCAGCAAGGAGTTTAGATTTGAAAGTATCTCCTCGTATGTTCCAAAAATCTTGACGGCATCATCAGATCGTGCCCCAGGACCATTTTCCAATTGCGTTTTGACTTCTGTAATTCTAGCGATCTCTTCACGGATAAAAGTAAGATTCGACCGAAGAATATTCATATTTAAATTAATTCCGTTCATTTTATTCCTGACTTTTAATTTCAGCACATATTTTCCGAATCATCTTTCATGTTTTATCGAGATTCAACTTTACCGGGACTTCCGTTAGAATATCGTAGACTTCATCTGTCAATTTATGTTTCATTAAATAACAAGCAGCTTGAAAATCTTCCCTATCAAGTTCTATTTCTAGTTTTACTTTCTTCTTTCTCATTACTTTAGCCTTTTATCATGCTTATCGTGTACCCGCTTTCTCTCAAGAACATCTCGACCGCAGACCCACTCACCTTCATCTCTCCCCCTAGCTTGATCATCCCGGCGATGTTCCGGCGATCACTCCACGCCTTGAAAGATTTCGTTGTCACGTATTTATTCAACAACTCCACGTACTCGGTAAGGTTCATAATCTTTCGCTCCCCGGAAGGATTTATTAACTCGATCATTACAAATCAAATAACTTTGTTAAACTCTCGTTATAACCAAATTTAGCCTCCCCGGTACGCCCGTTTCTATGCTTGACTACCAACAAAGACCCTTTCCCCCGGATAGGCTCACCCTCCGATTTCAACCCGTAATACTCCGGCCTGTAAACAAGGATCACCTTATCAGCATCTTGTTCTATCGCCCCCGACTCCCTCAAATCTGATAATTGCGGTTTCTTGTCCACTCGTTCCTCACATGAACGATTCAACTGGGACAACAGGACCACCGGAACATTCAACTCTTTTGCCATGATTTTAGCTTGTCGACTCGCTTGGGCAACCTCGTATTCTCGATTCCGTCCCCTCTCACCCGTACTTAAATCAGCAAGCTGCAAGTAATCAATCAAGATTATATCACACATTCCCTTTTTGTGCATTTTACGACAATGAGCCTTGATATAATTCATCGAAGCCATCGGGTTGTCATCAACATAGATCGGTAATTTTGAAAGACGTTCTTTTGCCTCCATGATCTCCTTCCAATCTTCTCGTCTTAGAAACCCGGAAACATAACGCTCTGAACTAACATTGGTGTCAGACAAGATCAAACGATCCGCCAAACTAGATGCAGACATTTCCAACGAATACAAACAGGCATGTTTACTACTTAACGCGGCAGTTTTGGCAATATGCATAAACACGCTTGTTTTACCTGATCCGGGACGCCCGGCAATAATAACCAAATCAGCGGGTTTAAAACCATGTAGCAAACAATCCAAACTTTTCAAGCCAGATGGGACCCCGGAAATCAATCCCTTTTTAGCTTGTTGTTCCCGAATCGAGGCCTCGTTTAAAGCATCTTCCACGGCCTTCTGTATATGATTCATTCGCCCGTCACTAGCTAACGCCCCGGTTATTTTATCCATACCGTTAGACGCGAATGTCAACGTGTTTTCCACGTCTACCGTGTCATCCATCGCCATACGTGCAAGCTCCATCCCGAAACAAGCCAACTCACGTTGCACGAACTTCTGTTTTATGATCCGGGCGTAGAAAGGTAATCTAACTGCCTCCGCCACACGATTCGTCAAGGTAACGAGGAAATGGTAATTTCCAACCTCTTCAAGTTCTCCAAGTGAACGCAGTTTATCCGAGACCGTGATTACATCAACAGGATCGTTATTCCTTTCCAACCCTAGAACTGCCTCGTAAACGATACGGTTACGCTTCACGTAAAACATTTCAGGGGTTAATATCGTGACCACATCATTAATCGCCCCCTCCAAACCGAGAATCCCACCCAAAACAATCTCCTCGGCATTCTTATCGTATGATAGGTCAATATTTTCCGATGTCGACGGGTTGCGTCTGTTTTTGTTGTCGTCCATTGTTCTCGTAGATTAATTCGTCATTCCAACTTTTATTGTTCAAAAACGTATCGGGGTCCTTACGGTATTTTTTATCCGGCTGGGCTTCCTTGTACAAGGGAATATATTTCATTATCGCCTCTCGCTCTCCCTCTGACAGCTTCATCCATTTCTTCTCAATCTTACCCTTGTCTCCCCTCTTCTTGTCGTACAACTCCCAAAATTCACCGAAAGAGTATTTAGTATAAATACTATTTACTTTACTTTGTGAATTATTCGGTCGATTAATCGAGTTATTCGACCGATTAACCCCGTTATTCGGTCGATTTACCCCGAATCCCAAAATTTCATCCTTTTCATCACGATCATTTTTCGAGTTATTCGACCGATTAACCGAGTTATTCGGTCGATTAATTTTTTTAATGCAATTCCCGTCAACATCAAAAATGCTAAACTTGTCTCCCTCCGGTATCTCCAACAACCAGTAATCAGCCACGATTTCCACTTCTTTCCTTTCTAATGTTGCCCGCAGGTATTTTTCCTGGATTTCTTTAGAAGTAAGCACACCAAACATGTTAAAGACCGATTTATCAAATATCGACCGCCTAACACACCCGGAAACAATTTCTTTCACGTGATTCGGAACAAAGATGCCACCCGCTAACTTGCAAAAAAGCGAACATTCATCGTCACCCCATTTACACCAGTATCCATTTTTATATATCCTGCAAAGCAACCGGATAAGGACAGAATCAGCCTTCGCGCCAAATTCCGACGTTATCAATGCCACATCGTCCCTCTCGAACATGTCAACATCAACGGGGAAATAATCCAATCCTTTTTTATTCGGTCTTGCCATTATTCACTTGTTCGCATTTGCACGTGACAACACGGGCATACAGGCGCGCCAAACTCAAGCCATTTCTTTGCCACTCTCGCCGTGTAACCACAATCAGTACAAATGCATTTATTCATCCTACATTTATCTCGCTTGACCGGGGAATCCGCTCCATCCATCCGGCTCACGATAGCCGCACCGGGAAACGGTCCGATCTTTCTCACTAGACCTTTCAATTCGTCCTGGAGCCAATCAGAGGCAACCGTACTACGCATTTGCCCCGTTAACCCGACTGCCACGGCCAACTTTCTAAAGCTTTTACCATGCCCATGAATCCCGCAAGCGTGTACAAGTTCATGAACCAGTATCGCCAAAACCCCTTGTTCGCTCTCGATCTCTTCTACCGTCGGGTTTATAAAAATTTGCGGGACATCATCTTTTGTCATCGTTTTGGGAAAACACACGCCTAACACACGTCGGTTCTTTTTCAACCCTCCTATCGGAGGAAACCCCACGGATACTTTTACCACGGGTAACTCGAACCCGGCAGCACGAAATAACGGGGACACGCCCTCGATAGCTTCAAGTAACCAACGTTCACGTGTTTTCATACATCACCCCTCCTAGTTCGTGTAACTCTCACGGTTTTCACCGTGGTCCTTGTACGCCTGTAATCAAACCCGGCATTCATCGCAACGAATTGCAACGATAAAAACACCAGCATGAAAGTTACCCGGTAGGCGTTAGGCTCTATCACGTTCTCCCGAATCAACCGGGCTACATTAACCCCTGTAACCTTCGAAATAACCTCTCGGGCTAAATCCACGACACTTTTCACACCCAATGTTTTGAAGATATTTTTTTTGTGAGTGTGAACAGTGTCAACACTCACGTTTAGCTGGCTCGCAATCTCTTTTTCAGTGTAACCGAGAGACAACAAACCCGCTATTTCCGATTGCCTTCTACTCAGGTGTAACATGATTCAAGGCTTTTGTATGTTCATGATACAATTCCATCGCACGAAGAGCTATCTCCCTAGCCTCTTTGACCATTTCCGGGTGATTCAAAATATCTTCCCGACGCAATATATACGTGACGGCCGTTGTCGTAACCCCGTATTTATCGGCCAGTCTTTTTTTCGTCCCCCTGGGTAAAAAGTCTAACCAATTTTCATTTTCTTGTTTCATTACTGACATAACAAGTAAGTATTTAAATCAACATTATATTCTTTCATTCCTTTCTTGACTAGCATCTGTTTACTATCCAGTTGCCCGGTAGCATGATTATAGCCCGGAATCCTTTTCTCGTTATAAAAAGGCTGGGACAACATTTCCTTCAAGAAATTCCGATCCATATTATATTTCTTCTCTCTTTTTGCCATGCTATTTATGTAATAACCTGTACTCTGATTGAACTTTTGCTTTATCCAGTGTTAAAATATCGGACAAACGAAATATCATCGTCCCCCCTTCTTTCACCTCGTTTACAGCTTTTACAAACCCGGCTTCTCGCCATCGACACAAGGTTGAAACTGATATTTTCAGAATACCAGCGGCTACCTTACTGGGAATCTCGATATGCTTGCACCGATCTATCATCAACTGATCCGCTATCCGAAACAGGTCGTCACCCGTGATTTGATATATTCCTGTTCGTTCCATGTTCTTTATTTTGAATATTTGTACTTTGCCGTCAACCAACCGAGTAAAAAGAGAGTACTAACCAACCTATGCACGACCCGGTATTTCGTCTCCACATCATTTCCGGATAACTTGTAATATCGAACCTTGACCTCTTTACAAGCTTGCTCGAAATACCTTATATCGCTCGTTGCAACTGGCACTACCGTTATAGTCATCTCATGTGTTTTTTCTTGTATAAGAAATATTAACCTAATATAAATCAATACTCTTCGTCACTAAAAATCGTGCGTAGCCGTCGGGAAAAAATAGGTCCTTTCCCTAGAATTCTCAATTGATTCAAAAAAGAGTTTCTTATCTTTCCGCTTTCAACTGATTCTGTTTCCGCATTATTACCTTCACCCAAATCACCGGAACTATCTTTTCTTTCCTCAAGGATTTTGTAAACCTCGTCGACAGCCTCTTTCACTGATTTGCGTTGGAAACCGCATACGGGCATCATACCTGTTTCCACATAACTGACCAACATTGAAGCCGCAATAATAGCATCACACACGTTATAAGTTCCATTCGGCTTTTCTATCAACTTCAAACAAGCCAACCTCAATTGTTTATCTGTCATACCTTCCATATCACTCCTTTTTACTTGTACTTTTCTGCATTAATTCCTATGTTTGTAAAAAATATATAGCCATGATAACCACAGAACTGAAAGACCAAATATTGAAGGACCTCACAGATTTGAACTCCATACGAGTACAAGTATTCGCAGAAGAAGAAGGTGATAAACTCAATATCGACATGGAAACATATATCGCTATCCTTGACTACTTTGCACGACTTAATTTGATAAAGCTCTGCAAATGCATGGGTGGAGAAATGCTTATCACACTTACCGTCGAAGCTTTTGATTTTGTAAATTATGGTGGGTTTCATGCTCAAGAAGAATTATTAAAACAAAATATCGAAAAACTAAACCTTGAAATTCAATCTCTTTCGAAAGAACTCGACCCCTCCTTTAAAGACCGCTTGAAAGGGATTACAGAACTTGGTTGTAATATCCTTTCCGCCCTGACACTCTTCAAGTGATACATTGTCATCTATCCAATTCTCAAACTGACAGAAAATAGAAGATTGGTCCTTCGTGTACATATCCACGGACTGAATATCTTTGTAAATTTCCACGCCATCACTCATGATTATTCGTTCTATCATGAAAGTCGATTGCGGTAACTCTGTCTTGTAATGATTGTGAATAATCCTAATCTCATGTGTTGATTTTTTCTCCATAACTCATCTTTTTACTTGTACCCCATTCAGGGTATTTTCTTGTTTTCGTTTGTGTTGCTTTACTTTTCTTTGTATGTTTGCTATCGCAAACGATATGTTTGATTTTGTTTTGATTGTTTTTACAAAGATATTGACTAAAATAGTCATTTTCCAAATTTAGAATGACTATTTTAGTCAATATAGAAAAATACTATATAATGAATACTTCTGATAGACTAAAAATATTGAGAAAAACACTAAAGTTGACTCAAACACAAATTGCCTCTGCAATCAAAATTAGTCGAAGTGGATACGCCTCAATAGAGATGGAACTAACAGGATTAACTCCTCGCAATTTAAGTGCAATATGTGACACATATTCTGTAAATCCCAAGTGGCTTGAATTTGGGGAAGAACCAATGTTTACAGGACAAAAAACAAACACCGAGCAATCAGCAAGCATTTTATTCTCTAAATATAACAAAAGCGAAGTAACCCAACGTTTCCTTATAGCACTAGAACAACTGAAAATTCAAGGCACACCATATTCAGATGTTGCCAATAAAATAGGAGCCTCCACATCCCTCGTATCTGAAATTCGAAGAGGGAAAACATTCTTGTTACCACATTTCGCACAAAAATTCATCGAGCTATTTAATGTCAATAAAGAATGGCTTTTAGAAGGCAAAGGAGACAATATATTTGTCCTATCCGAAAATTTATCAAACGTACATCCCGTGAAAATAGAGAATACAGAATGGATTGAGGTTCCATTTGTCCCACTCCATGCAAGGGCAACTTTCGCCGAAACATTCTTGGATACAAACGTGAGAGAAATAGAAACGGTAAGAGTACAAAAACGTCCGGGAATAAACTACGAAAAGGCCAAGGCTTTCGAAGTCGACGGGGATAGCATGGAGCCAACACTTGTATCCGGCGAACAAATCCTGTGCGAAATTATAGACCCGAACAACTGGAAATTCACAACCGGTGTCGTTGTTGTAGCCTTCGGTAACATGGTTGTGATAAAACGGATCAAGGACAACGAACTAACAAACGGGAAACTCGTTCTATGGTCTGACAACGAATTAGGAGGGAAAATCACTCTATCTAGCGAAACGGAGGAAATTCGTCGAATGTACAAGGTGAAGTATTCTATATACAAACCGATTAGATAGCAGATTTACACAATACTAATAGCAAACAAAAGGGGATCATGAAAAAATTAATTATCTTATTTTTTGCAGTTTTCATAGCAAATTTATGTCACGCACAAGACTCGATGAACTTTAAAATTATAGACGGAGAAGTCGTGTGGCAAAAAGTATACGAATCGAAGGATTCTATCAATCAAATTATCAAACGCTTAAAAATAGATGGGATTTTAAAAGATATTGAATTAGTAGAGAATGTTTTAACTGCCATTATAAAAGATTTAGACGCAGATTACAAAGGCGCAGGATTCAGTCGAGGAATGGCCCCAATGTTTCTTATTTCAGACAAGATCACAGGTTCCGTCACAATTGATTTCAAAGATGGTAAATATCGAGCTACCATTAAACACATGAAAATGGAGAATAAGATAGCCACCCCCATTTCTAAAATAGGGGAAACAGAACCCATAGAAACATACGCACTAAAGAAGAAAAATACGATATTTAAATCCGGTTTCTTAACCGATCCGGCCATAATACTAGACTACACCTTCAACAAAATATTTGAAAAGAAGGAAATGAAAAAAGAGGATGAAAATTGGTAACCACACAAACACGAATAGCCATGGAATATCCACATCTTTTTCTCAAAAACACAATAGCATCTAAATCATTTTTCCACAAAACACGCTTCATTAGCGAAGAAGAAGAAGAAGAAAATCCCAAAAATTACACACTCCAAAAAGAAACATTTCGAGAGAACAAAATTAATTTTGAATTTAATCGCCAAGAGCGTATTCGCCGTCAAAGCATCCCAATTCCAATACACCTTGAATACATTGAAATTAATTTTCTAAATGTCTTCAATACGCCTGATTTATATTTAAATAAATTTGGTCTTAGAGCCGTCAGTTACTATAACTTTAATCAATCTGTTCTATTTTGTATTATAGACTCAAACAAATTTGAACAAGGGTTCATGGGCCTTTTAGATCAATTTTGCTCTACAAGTAATCATTATGATAAATTTGATGTTATAACATTCATTCACTCCTTCAGTTTCCTTAGTACTAACAAAATAGATCCTTACCATATCGGTGGCAAAATACTGCTCTCTCTTATAGATGATATTTATATTCAAAGCGATAAAGCTATAATCACACGACATTTAGTCACATATTTATCTCAACACGAGATTCAGTTCAAACAAATATCTCCCGAAATTTTAGAGATCACAAACATTTCAAAAGAGCTTACATCGAAAATTGTAGATAATTTTGACATAATACAAAAAATTCAAGCTTCTCCGGCATTACGCATTTCACCCAGCCCGTTCAATGTTCCAAGATTATCATGGAACATAGACGTACAAATACCTAACAATTTACCCACGATTGGAATTATTGATACAGGAGTAGAAAATATTGCACCATTTCAGCCTATATACCAAGATCCTATCAGCATTTTGCCTCAAGGTCATAATATCGAATCTAGCCACGGAACAAATGTTGCATCACTTGCTGTATTTGGCAATTCCCTTACAAATAATATTCGAACTAAAACTGCTGCATGCAAAATCTTATCAATACAAATAATACAAAACGACGAAGACAACTGTTCTCTATCACAATTAAAAGACATCATCACAAAGGCCCATCAAGAGCAAGAAATCAAAATTTTTAATTTATCAATAACAAGTTTTGCGAAAAGTTACAACTCCCCAATATCTACTTATGCATATATTCTAGACGAACTCGCATACAACCTAGATATTCTTATTTTTATTGCAACCGGAAATTTAAACCCAAACGATGTCTCTGAAATCTCGAACTATCTAAAACAAAATGACATAGATGAAGAAGAAGCATCTTTTTTAAAATATCCCAATCACTTTTATCGTCCAAAATACAACACTAGCATGTTCCATGCATGCGAATCTTCAAATATTTGTGAGCCTTCCGAAAGCATGAATAATATAACAGTTGGAGCTATTGCTGAAAATTTTATTGATAATCCTACAGACCTAACTACAGATAAAGCTTATCCCACATATTACACAAAAAAATTTCACATAGATTATGCCCAACCTATTTTAGGCTTAAATTTTAAGCGAAAACAATGCAACAAAAATATTTTCAAACCAGATATTGTGATGCCCGGAGGAGATTGGCTTTCCAAAGATTCTTCCATGTATGTATTAGGAAGAGGCGGCCTATTCAACTTTTATGAACTGTCAGCAGGAACAAGTTTAGCGACCCCCTTGGCAACTCATCTTGCAGCCCAAATTATCCACAAATATCCAAGCTTTTCGTCACAAACAATAAAAGCCTTGATTATAAACTCGGCTGAAAACACTGGAACATCTCACCTAATGGATTCCATTGTAGAATATCATAAGAATCAAGCAGCAATGGAAAAATTTGGACAATCATTCGATCAACTTAATGGATCTGATCGGAAAAAAATTTCAGCCCTTTATAATAGCGAACGCTTATATAAAAAACTAATCGGTCACGGGCTACCTAATAGCAACAAATGTATTTACTCAACAAACAAATCCGTTACATTTATTATTGAAGATTCTATCAAGAAAGATTTTCACAAAGCTATCAACTTAAAATTACCAGATTATCTTTTACAATACTCCAAGAAGGAAATTCTAAAAGTAACCGCTACATTATGCTTTAAGTTTAAGCCCGAATTTAACAATCAACTTGGCTATAATCCTCTACATATTAGCTTCAATTTCGCTAAAACGATCAACAATAACATTGAAACACTAGATATATTATCAACACTACCTGCCGAAAGCATAAAAAAGCAACTCGCAATAAAAACCAAACTTGATTCTTGGTCAGAGGATTTTTATCCAGCAAATAGCAAGATCTTTTCTAATGTACAAAAAATGGAGTTAAATATCGCTGTCTCTAATTTAAAAAAGGTAAACAATGAAATTTCTGTACTCATACGCTGTACTGGTCGGGATAATTCCCCTTATGTAGAAAATACCCAGCACCCATTCTCGCTTGTTGTTCGAGTCGATGAAAAGCATTCTCAAGAATTAGATAAATTTAATTTATACGAAGAACTAAGTGCGATAAACAGTGTCGAAACTATTGCAGAAGCGGATATTGAAATTGAACAAGAGGCTATGTTATAGCCTCTTGTTTTTAAATTCTTGATCAATAAGTTCTTTCCAAATCGACGTATCTATCTTTATTTGTGTTGGGATAATATCTACATTATATTCAAAAATCGTGCGTTTCAAAGCGGTCAACAAAGTCCTCTGTATCACATAATAAGATAACCCCACACAAGATTTCATTAAAGACATAGCCATACCGACATTATCAAAAACAATATCCTTACCCGATAATATTCTAGTCACTAATTCTTGAATTTGCTCCAAATTCGGCAAATCTAATTTCAATGTAAGATCAAAACGACGTAATAAAGCATCATCTATCATATTCATTTGATTCGTTGCTGCAATTACAATCGTGTCTTTAGGAAGAAAATCAAAAAGTTGCAATATCGTGTTCACAACACGTTTCATCTCTCCATGATCTTGATCATAATCTCGAATTTTACCAAGACTATCAAATTCATCGAAAAATATAATACATCCTTCATTTGATGCAACCTTAAATAGCTTGGATAAATTTTTACTTGTCTCTCCTAACTTAGAGGAAACAATTGCACCTAAATTTACAACCAACATCATTTTTTGTAACTCACCAGCTAGCACATAAGAAGCTAATGTTTTACCACATCCAGAAGGACCATATAATAAAACCTTATTAGAAACGGGTAAATCGAATTTATTCAATATATCCAAAGAACGCTGTTCTTGTAAAAAATAGCCTAGATCATCTGAAACTTTATCAGAACAAACTAAATTACTTAATCGATAATCAGAAGTGAGCTTTTCTATAACAAAATTCTCGATTTCTTTATCCATCTCCCGCAATGTTTGTCTAGAAGATGTAACCACTGCCATTTTTCCATATTCACGTCTCTGAATCGCCTCTTTCAATATGGATTGCAATTGCAATGCAAAGTTCGTTTTTTTGACACGCAAAGAGTAATCAATCAAGGCTTGCAACGTTTTCTGTAACTGTTCTTGATCGTTATCCAAACTATATTTGGCAATATCTTTTATGTAATCAAATTGACTCATATATCATATTTATGATACAAAATAACGATATTTATTCGACAAAACAAATATATAAACCCTAAAATCAATACTGAAATAATATTTTCAATATCGTTTTTAATAACTACGTTTAAACGCTCGCTTTAAAATCTGGATTATTTTCATTCTCAATTTGCCGAAGCATCCATTCGTTTGACGTGTCGACTTTATCTTTATTAAAATAATCATCCTCCATCAACGCCTTGGCATTTTCCTCTGCCGATAGTTTCACGTAAGCATCAAATTGTTTCTCTGACTTATGCCCGGTAAGCAACATGATCGACCGCTTGGGGATTCCTTGTTTGTAAAAATTCGTAGCCCCGGAGCGTCGTGCGGTGTGCGTCGAAACAAGTTCCCACCGTTCTTTCACGAATTCCTTTAACATACCTCCTTCTGTCCGGTAAACAACAGTATCACCAACTATTCCAGCCAATCGACACAAGACCTTTATTTGTTTATTTAGGTATTGTTCACTAACTCGGCAACTCAAATCAAATCCCGATGCCAATATCTCTTGAATTACTGGATGCATGGGTATTTTCACGGGTTCTGGCTTACGGATAGAAGCACCTTTTTTGGGTAATATCGTAATAATCCCATCTTGAATATTGTAATCTTGTATCCGGTTAAAATCAGAAACACGCATAGCGGTAAACGCTCCAATCAAAAACTTTTTACGCACATTATCTAAAGCCTGCATCCTAGCACGAATGTTATGTAATCGTTCATCATTACTAGCTTTTCTCACCAAACCTTCATCAATTACCAATCGATGAAGCCGCAATAACTCAATCTCTGATAAAGCGATTGTATCCGCAACTTCCGCCTCCACATTGAAATTTTCATAATCAGTATTCTCATGCAACTTATCAACTTTATGCGCTTGCTTCATGAATACTTTCAAATTTTTAAATAACGTACCAATATAATTGCGAGAAAAACCTAATTCAACCAACCATTTTCTATAATCGACAGCAAATTTTATTGTTACATCATCAAAAGAAAAAACTTTACGTTTGAAATTTTCATATTCACGAAGTTTATTTAAACAAGTTCTATATGATCTTATTGTATCTTTTGCCTTTACGCACTCACCAATGTACGATTCTATATACGAAAGTAATTCCTTGCTCTTATGTTTAATCTCGATAGCATTATTCCCCAACAAAAATTGCTCTACCTTACTTTTAAAATTTTTATTTTCAGGAACTTTAAAATCTTGCTTAAAATACAAGATTGCATTTTTCATTGCAATTTCTATTGCAGTAAGTTTATTATTTACAGCCTTTGCCTCCACACAATTTTTACACTTACCTTTTTGGAAACAAGACGAACGCACACTTTCTCCCGTTGGGAAAGAATATCTTTTCCCGGCATAACGAACAAATCCCCGGATCGTCGAAACCTCCCGTTTCGGATTATCTAATGAAAAAGTAATTTCTATCAT